TCAAAACCAACTCCGAAAAACACCTCTTGTGTTGTCTGTGCGACACTGTTTGCAAAATCAGACACTTCCACATTCAGTGCGTTCATATCGGATATCTGACGTTCAAAGCATCCTGTTCTATCTGCAGAACGATTAAATTCGACAATTGGAATCTTCTTGAGTGGGTTCTTTTCACCATTTCGCTTCATGAACGACCACGGCTCTTTCACCTTGTCACCATTTGTAACCTCACGCATATCTTTAATTTCATATCGTGTATCTGGTGTAAATACTGTGTAATAAACTGTTCCGTTCTCTGTTCTTCGGAAGGTTACTCCTGCAAGTTTTTCTTGCAACGCAGAATTTCTATAGATGCAGAATGTAAACAATGGATTCAATGTTGCAAGGTCGAATGGAGCAAGCCCGTTGTAACTTTTTTTAATGTCAACAAATTGATATCCCACGCCATTAATTTCAACATATCTTCCTAGCTCTTGGTCTTTTGAAAATGCATATTCTGAATCATTCAATTCATTCAACATGGAAATGCCGTCGTCCTGCAAATCATTCTGATTATCCGTAGATTTTCTCAAATCTTTGTTTCCACGCTGGACATATGTAATAGGTTGTCCCCAAACGTAACCTAGTTTGAATTCAGTAATCTGGTTCGCTAGATTGTCCGAAACTTTAATATCAACTTCTTTACGAATAATCTTTTTTCTTACAAGTGGCTGATATCCTTTTTCATATCGCATAAGGAGAACCATTTCATTAACATTTTCCATATGGATTGCCATTGCTTTTTCAACCACTTCAAAAATATTTTCTTGCGTAACGCTCTCTACATCAGAATAAATCCGGCGTCTGCCAGATAATTCCGGGTACACATATGCTTCTTTACTTTCCTCAGACACCGAATCTCACCTACCTTTAAATCTGTAAAGAAAAAAGCCCTACGCAACTATGTGCGTAAGACCCAATTCTAAAAAATGAACGAATTACAATTTCTTCGATTATAATTATAGCCCCGTATTTTATGTTTTTTATGCAACTTTAGTCTGAAACGTATTTTTTTAATCTTCTTGACACTACGGATTGGTCAATTCTCATTTTAAATGCAATTTCCTGTTGAGATAGTCCATCTTTTGTATATTCCAATATAGCCTTGTCCTGAATGTCTTTGCAATTTACGATAAGCGTATCAATAGCAAGTTCTAATTCATTCAATTTCTGAATATCTTCTTGCACTTTTACTTCCATTTCACGGCATCTAGCTTCCCATTCCTTTACTTGTCGCATTTCAGAATCAGTACAGCCACCAACAGTAAATCCTCTCGCTTGATAAGGAAAACTTTGATTTGAGCCGTATACTTTTCCAGAAAATCCAGACGGACGTTTTTCTATATACCTATCAAGTTTCCTTTTGTCCTTTTCAAGAAGGACTCTTAGCAATTTATAGTTTGCAATATCTCTCCTAGTAATTTTCATTTCAACCATCCTCCTTAAACCGGACTTTGAACAATTGATGCCGGTCCGCCAATATCCCCATATATTTTCATTGCTAACTGCGTAATTCCGTCTCCAGCATCGTCATGTTCGTTATCACCAATTTGTACAGTCATGTTCAATTCATCCATTGCTTCACTGTATTCCTGGTCTTGACAATCAGGATCCAAGAATACGAAATGTTTCTTTATGTCTCCAGAGTAAGCAATCATCTTCGTCATTTTCTCCATGTTGCCTGGAGCTTTTTTGTAAGAGCAACTACAGTGGTAATTATGTTTTTCCAGTTCTGAACTCACCTTATCGGAATACATATCGCCACCATTGTTTGCTTCGAATTGTATTTCTGTAAGTCGTTCTCCAATGATTTTTCCAGTAACAAGCGGAATTGTAACTTCTTTCGGACCTTTATTGAATATCCATGATGGTATGTATACATCTCCATTCGGATATTCGTAACCGATAGGCATTGATAAACTATCTCCACCACCCCACGCAACATCGCATGCGCCAACGACTCTATGATCTCCTTCCGGCAGTATGCCATTGTAATATCTCAAACCATCTGCCGGGAAAAGCAATCCTTCTCTGACAAATGGAGTCTGCATAAACTTAGCCATCCACTCATTTTTATCGAGTCTGTCACGCATATTGTGGTAGTATTCTGTTGAGAAACCATGTACAGGATAATTAAAGTTGGATTCGCCCTTTTCATTAAGTGCTGGAATTTTCCTAAATTTGTATCGTGGATTATTCTTGTACTGCTTCTCGATTCTTCCCAATGGGTCAGCAACATTCCATCGTGTACCAACCATCAATTCCCTTGAACCATCGTTTTTTCGGTCAACAAGGATATTCAGATAATCATGATATCTTCCATCCAAACGCTTCAAACTTAGAGATTCTTTACGATCGCGCACTAAGTCATCCACGTAAAGATATCCATCTTCACTAATATCTACGGCACCAGTCCATGTACCATCAATACCACGGCAAGTTGTAGTTGCAAAACTTTCAACTGCATCGTAATACAGTTCATTTTTTTCTGATGATTTACTTACGAGCTGAACATCCGGAAAAATTTCATGGAATGTATACTCTTCATTTTCTGTTAGCTTAATCAAGTCATTATGGAATCTATCTGCAAGAATACCACTGTGACCACTCATGGCATTATGGCTTGACGGACGCTTACCGATTATCCACGCATAGAAAAAAATACAAATAGTACTCTTACCAACACGGGGCGGCATAGACAATCCATAGAAGTCATATTTGCCATCTTCCAAGTCCTGCAAGTCTTGAGCAACAATGCTAAGCGGATTCATTCTAGGCTCGTAAAATTTCTTCTTGTATGGTCTGTTCTTCTCCATGTACAGCAAGAAACTTTCAAATCGGTTCGGAGCTTCCCACAAAAGGACATCCCAGTACAAGCCATTTAATGCATCCGACTTTTCAAGAAGCGGAATAACTTGTTTTATATAGCTAGTGATTTTCAGACAATAAGAAAGCTCTGCATTGTCCTCTTTGTATACAGCTCTTGCCATATCGAAAAGGTCACGCAGAGTTTCGCAGCACACAGGCTTTCTCTTTATTGCGTTTATAATCCTCTTGTTTCTTCCAGATATCACTTAATCAATTTCCTCCAAAATAAAAAAGAGCCAATATCTGCAATTTCTCACAAATATCGGCTCTGGCTCTTAGGCTCTAGCACTTAATTATTCAACTGTTACCATTACGCTTCCGTCTGCATTCAATCTTGGCGTTATACCTCCATGTCCAGCATAACCACTGGTTTCACTATATATCCAATAATGCACACCAGTATCTTTGTCAATCCACTCGTATACATAACTCCCGTTAAGTGTTTTTGTTCCAGTTTTTGATTGTGCCGAACTCTCTCCGTGACCGCCGCAAGCAACAAGGAAAATGCTTGCCATCGCTACTATAATGGTACATATGATTATTTTACTTTTTCTCATTTATCTTCCCATCCTTAATCACCGGATAATACGCTTTCTTACAGTGCTTACACCATATCGGCGTATTCTCAATATTTGAATGTTCTTCTATCCGCTGTCCAGTCTTATGACCAGCCGGACAGTAATACCAATTTTCTTTTATCTGTTCCATTACTCTAACCACTCATTATCCAAATAATAAAATCCATATACAACAGCTCCAATCAATCCAATCCAGAAAATCCAAAATAAAATTAAAAATACTATGCCATCAGTTTCAAATCTTTTCACAATATCTTCAAGCGTGTAATCTTTATAGAATGAGGTTCCATCTGGTATAGTTCCGTCTTTAAGGTTTACGAAAATCGAACCTTTATACTTTGTACTTACTCCGTAATACACAAATCGCACTTTTACGCGTTCACCAGACTCCCAACTGTACACCTTATCTCCTGGAATTGTTTTTATGTATTTTGAATGAGGCAAATCTATCTTGCCGTAAGGGAACATTGAACCACAAAATTCAATTTCTTTCGCATGTAATGACTCTGCATTTTCTGTCTCCCATTCATAGTACACTTCTGTATCTGTGTATTCTTTTCCGTTAGAACCTTTCCTTGTCACTTCTCTTTCATGGCGTTCATATCTCTCTTCCACTTTTTCGCAAAAGATATATTCTCCACCGATTTCTGGATAAGTAACTGTATCAACAGCTTCTAAATCACCATACACAAAAGCATCCCCAACGTTTGTGTCCATCCCATATCGGAAAAGTTCTTCATCCTCAATCTTAACAGCCTTATTGTATCTTTCATTATTATCCATAATACTGTTTTGAATCTTGCCTGATATAAGAAATCCAATCAAAAGCATTACAGCCACGATAGATACACTTGCTAAGACTTCACGCTTCGTAATCTCCATTTATTTATCTCCGAACAAATCTTGTGGTGCATCTTCTGATACATCGTATTCAAGATAAGAATAAGCCTGTTTCTCATACCCAGTCATATTCAAGAAAATACTTGTCGGGAATTTACGCACGTAACGATTGTACCGCTTTACCTGCTTATTGAAGTTGCTTCGATATTCAGCAATCATATTCTCTGTAATTGACAGCTCGTTCATTAGCTGCTTGTAATTTTCATTCGACTTCAACTCTGGATATGCTTCACTTACTGCCGTAATAGCTGTAGTGACATTCTCAATGTTCCCA